AAGCCTGATTGCGAAATGAGTCGAGCAAAAAAGATGATCGCCATTGCCGCATCGGTGCCGCAAGCCGCGCAGGCCGCCATCAAATCGATCATGAAGGTGTCGCACGACGCTGTTTCCTACATGCGGCTGAAGCCCGGAACAAAAGCGCCGCAAGAGATAGCGCATAGCATTTTCAAGCCATACAAGCCGCTGCCAGGCGTATTACCGGAATCTTATGCACATCCGAAAATGGCGATGGACTCAGCGGGCTATGCTGGCAATGCCTACATCGATGGCCTGGGCGCGAATATCAACGAAGCCTACAACCAGGGTTACGCCTTCCCCGGCTTCCAGGTGCTGGCGCAATGGGCGCAGATTACCGAATTCCGCAAGCCGTCGGAAACGTTCGCGCGCGAGATGACGCGCAAATGGATCAAGATCATCGCATCAAGCGAAGACGATAAAACCGACAAGATCAAGGTCATCGAGAAGGAGTTTGAGCGGCTGAGTGTCCAGGCTAAATTCCGCGAGGCAATTGAACAGGATGGATTCTTCGGCCGCTCACAGATATTTCTCGACATGGGCGCGGGAATCGATGGAACGGAGCAAAAAGACCGCGAGGAACTGAAAAGCGAATTGGCAATTGACCCGGCCAAGGTCAATCAGTCGGCTCCGATCAAACGCATTGTGGTGGTTGAGCCGATGTGGTCGTATCCCAACAACTACAATGCCAACAACCCGCTCGATCAGACCTTTTATAAGCCTACCTCATGGTTCGTGATGGCGACCGAAGTGCATTCCAGCCGCCTGCTCACCATCATCACCCGCGAAGTGCCGGACATCCTGAAACCGGCCTACGCCTTCAGCGGCTTGAGCCTGTCGCAGATGATGAAGCCGTATGTCGATAACTGGCTGCGCACGCGACAATCGGTGTCCGACCTGATCCACAGCTTCACGGTGTGGGTGCTGAAGACCGACCTGGGCGCGATCCTGAATAACGGCGCGGCGGAATCGCTGTTCAACCGCCTGCAGATATTCAACGCCGCCCGCGACAACCACGGCGTCAACGTTATCAATAAAGATAGCGAAGAATTCGCCAATGTCTATGCCGCTCTGAGCGGCTTAGACAAGCTTCAGGCGCAAGCGCAGGAGCAAATGTGTGCTCCCTGTGGCATGCCGCTGGTCTACCTGACCGGCATCACCCCAAGCGGCCTGAACGCCTCCAGCGAAGGTGAAATCGAAGTCTGGCAAGACAACATCGCCGCCCAGCAGCAGATTTTGAGTCCGCACCTGAAAAAGATACTGGACCTGGTGCAACTCTCCAAGTTCGGCGAAATCGACGACGACATCAGCTTCACATGGGAACCGCTGCGCACGATGACGCCGAAGGAGAAGGCGGAGATCGAGAAGCTCGAAGCAGAAACGGACGCAATTGACGTTGAAATGGGATCGCTGACCAATGCCGAGCGGCGCGCTGAGATTGCGAATCGGGAAGACTCCCGATATGCGGGCCTTGACTTGAGTGTAGAGCTTGAGCCGCCGGTTGAAGATCCCGGCCATGAAGCTGGCATGAAGGGCTTCCAGCAGGAAAACAATGGCGGCGATGACATATCGTTGCTTGATAATCGCTAAAAGACAATATGCCATTTTTTGACCTGCTCAATACGAGCCAAATTGCTGCGCTGACCACAAGCCAGATGCTACCGCTGACATCGGCGGACATGCAAAGCCTGACTTCGGTGCAGGCTCCCGCATTGTCGACTGCCAATATTGTCGCGTTGTCGTCTGCTCAGATTTCGTATATCGAGCCTGTATCGTTTGCGCAGCTCACAACGGGGCAGATTTCCGCTCTGACCACTAGCGATGTACATGGCCTGCAAACTGACCAGATTAACGTCCTAACGACTGTTCAGGTGGGCGCGCTTGGCACATCGCAGATCGCGGCCATCACGCCGCTGCAAACGCTAGCAATTACCACTGACGATATCGCTGCATTCTCTACCGCTCAAACTGTCGCGGTAGTTACCGCTGATGTCGCAGCACTGACAACAAATCAAGTGCAGGCGCTATCCACAACTCAGGTAAGCGTATTGGGCACTGCTCAGGTTGGCGCGATCAATGCGGCACAAATCCAGGCATTAAGCACTGCTGACATATCGGCGCTGAGTACGGCGCAAGTGGTTGTGATCGCTACGCAGTCCATCCCCGGCTTGCAATTCGGGCAGATTCAGGCGTTTTCAACATCGGATATTCATTCATTGACAACAGCCCAAATCAATAATATCCAGCCGTCGCAGATCAACGCATTTACGACTGCCCAACTGACCGCGATGTCAACCACGCAATTGACCGCATTGCCTGCCGCTGTTGTTGGCGTCATGGGAGCGTCGCAGGTCGCGTCATTGTCAACCTCGGCATTGCAAGCCCTGACAACTAGCCAGGTATCGGCGATTGGCGGCGCACAGGCAGGCGCATTGTCCACGGCTCAACTGAGCGCATTCTCAACGACGCAGTTTGCAGCCTTGCCTGCCAATGCGGTGGGCGGCATCACAACCTCCGGGATTGCTGCACTGGGTACAAGCGAGATTGCCAACCTCAGTACATCGCAGATTGCCTACGGCATGACGCCGGCACAAGTTGCAGCTATCACGTCATCGCAATTGGCAAAGCTTGGCACGGCGCAGATTCAAGCCTTGACCGCTCCGCAAGTATCCGGCTTGACCACATCGCAGATAGCATCGTTGTCCACGGCCCAGGTTCAGGCATTCACGACAACGCAGATCAGCCAAGGATGCGGTACGGC